GCCATCTAACGTTGGACCTGGTTACTATATCGAAATCGACGACGCCAAGCACTACGGAGCGACGCCTCTCGAAGCTCTAGGACAAGCTGTTCTCAATGGCGCATTTGGGGCACTCAACATCGTAATCCCATGAACCCCAACAACTGGTTTTGGCGCGGAGCCACTTGGCTAATGCTCTCTTTGGAAAAGCTAACCAGCTTTGATGATGACGAGCCGCCCACAGCTTTTGGCCCTTTGTGTGTTTAAACTTCTAACCCACCTTTTATGACCCCTGACGAGCGTATTTTTTCTACTGCCTCACACTTCATCGGCGTGGCAGAAATCCCAGGACCGGGCTCTAACCCAACGATTGTCAAATTCATCGACGAAGCCGCTAAATGGCTCAAAGATGGTGTCAGCGATGTAGATGGCTCCATCCCTTGGTGCGGTTGTTTCCGTGGCCACATTGGCCTTATCACTGCCACAGGCATTCCACCTGAGCATTTTCGTGCAGCTTCCTGGGCAAGCTGGGGCCGTCCGGTGAAACTGGACCCCACCAAGTGGAAGCGCGGCATGACCGTCATAATGTCCCGCACGGGTGGAAACCACGTCACGTTGTTTTCGCATCTCCAGGACGGTCTGGCCTTCTGCCTGGGTGGTAATCAGTCCAACAAAGTTTGCATCGCCCCTTTCCAGCTCTCGCGCATCTCCGCTGTTCGCACCGCTCCAGAATATGTCTGAACCTGGTGAGTTTTTAGAACTCTCTCGCCTGAGAGAACTCCACACCGCCATGACGCGGCTTGCGGAGATGCGTGACCATAACGGTCTCGCGTTCTACCAGCCTCATGAAAAACAAGACGCCTTCCATGCAGCGGGTGCTTGCCGTCGGCGGTATGTGCGCACGGGTAATCGGTTTGGTAAATCCACATGCGGCGTCGCCGAAGACATCTCGTGGTGCATCGGTGAGAGAATCTTCTACCCCGAAGGCGATCCTCGGCGCACTGTCGGAATACCACAACGCTCTGTGAAAGGCGTCATTCTCGTGCAGGACTGGGATAAAGCTGACGAAATCTTCACAGCCAAGGACGAGGGCCAGTCTAAGGGAAAGATCTTCCAACTCCTTCCACATGAATCTTTCGTGAGAAGCGAGAAAAACCAATCCGGACACATCTGCAAGATAGTCATCCAGTCCAAATGGGGTGGACACTCTTCCATCCATATCGACACCGTTAAGAGCTTTTTGATGAACCCTATGGGGCAAGAGTCCTCTGACTGGGACTTTGTGCATGTCGACGAGCCTATCCCTAAAGACATGTGGATCGCCCACTCACGTGGCCTGATTGACCGCCAAGGCTCAGCTTGGTTCCTGTGCACACCGTTGATAGAACTCTGGATCAATGACTATTTCATCCCACCAGCTAAATCCCGCACAGAGCTTCCTGACGGCACATATTTTGACTTCGACAGCTACTCAACTTGGGTTCTGACCGGCTCTTGCTATGACAACCCTTATAACTCTGTCTCTGCGATTCGGGAATTCATCTCTAATCTTCCGCCTGAGCAAATTGACGCGCGAGTAAACGGTCGGCCAAAGCAACTATCCGGAGCTATCCACAAAGACTTTTGCCGAGAAGCCCACATCTACGCTTTCACTCCCGCTGGATGGCTCGATCCAGTCTCACCGCCTCCTAACTGGACCATTCGTCTTGCAATCGACCCGCATCCGAAAATCCCCATGGCTGTGCTGTTCGCTGCCACAGGACCAACTGGCCACACGTTCATTTTCCGTGAAATCTTCCATGAAGCGCTCATCCACGAGTTGTGTTCCACCATCCACGCGGTGCTAGCCTATTCAGATGAAGAGGGTCGTCCTTGTGAGCTACCAATCGCCTCAGCTATTTGTGACCCTCTTGCGTGGACCCCTAACCCCATCACGGGAATCAAAATGTCCGATGCTTTTGCGCAAAGTGGAATTCCTGTGGTCCCTGGGTCAAAAGACCTAGTCAACGGTATCCTCAAAACCAACGCGCTGTTTCGGGCACGTGACTCTAGTGGCAACCCTATGGTGTATGTCCACGAAGACTGTAGGCAATTCCTCTACGAAATAGACCGCTATGTGTGGGACACAAAGGAAACCAAAGAAACCCCGAATGCAAAATGCTCTGACCACATGATGGAAAACCTCCATCGCTTGGCTGTCGGCGGGTTTACCTATCTCGATCTCACCCGTCGGCTGCCGCTCTTCCGCGAGCGCCGTGACTTCAAATTTGATCTATCCCTCCCAGGAGAAGGTCGCCGCTCACGTAAGTCATCCCTCTCCTTAAACAAGCGCTATCTCGCATAACATGCTCACTCCTGAAATCAAAAAGCGCTTGTCCGAAGAGACGTTGGACGAAAAGCTCCAGAAATTGGAGGCTCACATCAAGAGCTCTCTACGTGGCTCTAGGTCTAAAATCTCCAAAAACTACCAACGTTGGGACAGAAATATAGCAGTCTATCGTGGACTACACATCCGTGATGAGGAAGACCTCCAAGCTGCGGATGCTAATGAGCCTGAGAAGAGTGTTATCCCAATGTCGTTCGCGCAAGTTCAGACTTGGGCTGCTTTTGGCTTCATGCTATTTCGCCAAAACACCACGTTTTATGAAATGAAGGCCACGGGCGCGGAAGACCACCCGTTGGCTGATCTCATCGAGAGAGGCCTTGAACGTGATCTTTGCCACAACGCTTGGAATTCAAAGCTCTATCAGTTCTTACTCGACATGGCCAGGTGCTCGATCGCGCCTATCAAGCATTGGTGGACTGTGGACACAGCGAAAATCCAAGTCAGCCGACCAATGTCTCTCGACATTTTAGGCCTGCCCCAATTCGGAGGAGAAGAAACCCTGGAGCTGACTACCTATGAAGGCAACCGCATCCAGAACGTTTCACCTTTTCGCTTTCTGCCTGACCTACGCCTACCTATCACGCGCTGGCGTGAAGGGCGCTTTGTAGCTGATGAAGACGAGTGGCATATCACGAACGTCAAAGAACTCGAGAAGAAAAACCTCGCCGCCGGTGTGAAGTATGTCCGGCAGGCGGATAGGAACCTTTTCAAAGAAAGTGATCGTGTCGAGAGTCGTTTTGCCACCCTGGCAGCCGAACTCAACTCGGGAAGCCGAGCCGGCCAGGACGCTACGGACTTCATGACTGTAAAGGTCGAAGGTAATATTTGGCTAACCCCTCAAGAGTATGACCTTGGCCCTGAGGATCATCCGGTGCTTTTCAATTTTATTCTCGCTAACGACCGTTTGATTTCCATCATGCGGCAGAATGCGCTGCATTTCGAGTTCAACTACGACCTAGGTGTGTTCTCACCTGACTCCGAGGCCCGCCTCGCCGAGGGGCTTTGCGATACCATCAACGCGCTGCAAGAAACCGTCTCGTGGCTTTACAACACCAGAATTCAGAGTGTTCGCCGTTCGTTGGATAACCACCTCGTGGTGCATCCTTCTTATGTCGATCTTGCCGCCCTCGAATCCCGCTCGCCAATCATCCCTCTAAGTAAGAACACTCCTGTCGATGATATTCGCAAATACGTAAGCCAGATTCAGGTTGCTGATTCAACCACAGGTCACTTCCAAGATGCCGACACGCTCATGAAAACCATGATGTTCGTGACAGGCGTGAACGAAAACGCGATGGGCCAATACGCTCCAGGAAGGCGCTCGGCTACCGAAAATCGCGCTGCTAACATCGGAGCATCTTCGCGCATGAAAATGCTCTTGTCCTGTGCGTGGGAAATGGCTCTCGGACCACTTGGGCGTAAGCTATCGATCAATCAACGCCAAGGTATAACACTACCGACGTATCAAAAGATCTTCGGCAGCTCTGAAGAGGTCTTAGCGAAATGGCCAGCGTTCGCTCCAGAAGATCCCGCAGCCCTTGTGGGAAATGACGACTTCTTAGTGTTCGACGGCACGCTGCAAAGTGAAAAAGGCTTCTTAGCACAAAACCTGCAAGAGTTAGTCACCACCGTCATACAAAACCCAGAGTTCGCTATGGCTTCAGGCTTTGACTTGCAGTCCGCGCTTGATGAAATCCAAACCCTCAGAGGAACGTCCAATGTCCGCAGATTCTTCAAACCACCCCAAGTTCAACCTGTCCCTGGAGCTACGGGAATGGCCCCTGGAGGAACTGCAACTCCTGCAGGACCTACTGTCCCACCGGGCTTTACCCCTCCTGCAGGGGCTGTTTGAAGCGGAAGTCAGGGAGGCTCTCCAGGTCGGCGACACGATTCTCGAAAGAATTCCCGAAACCCCTGAGGACGATCGTAAACTTTCAATCTACCTAGGCAAGCGAACACTTCTCCGCTCCTATCATAATCCCGAGACCCGCACCAGTTGGTTTTCCCAACTCTCAGGGTTGACAGATGCACTAATTGAGAAGCACACATCATAACGGTAATATGCAAAACTGGCACAACTATAGTCTAGCTGATGAGCTAGGCGAATTCGGTGGAGGCGGAGGCGGACATGAGGAAGAAGAGTTCGAGCCTCTGTTCGAAGAACAAACAGAAGAAAACCCATCCAATCCTGGTGAAGCAGCCCCAGTGGAGAAAGCTCCTTCTTCTGGGATTGACTACGTCCGCATGGCGGCAGCTTTCGCTAAGGCTGTTCCTCAGCCCGCTCAGGCTCAAATCCCCCAGCAAAAAGAGCTCACTCCCGAGGAGTTTGACAAGCTAACGAAGAAATTTGTCCCTGACGAAACGGTGGCAAAAGCCTTCTTCGGCGAGCAAGTCACACCAGCACAGATCGAAGCCCTGAAGGCCTTCACGAACGGCATCTATCAGCACTTCTACGCTTCGACGGGAATGCTTCTGAAGAACGAACTAGGCACTCTCGAACAGCGCCTTTCTCCTTTCGAAGCTCACCTTGCCGAGCAGCGCACGAAAGCTTTCACAGATGAGCTTGTTTCTCGTGCACCGGTTCTCAAGCAACACAAAAACCTCATCACCGGTGCGATTCAGTCCCTCAAGGCTTCTGGCTGGCAGCCTCAAGGGCTGACCGAAGCTGATCAAAAGCTCGAAGCAATGCGGACTGTGGCAAAGATGGTTGAAAACCATGTCAAACAGTTTAATCCTCAATTTTCCGTCTCCACTTCCGGTGGTCGTGGTCGTATGCCACAGCAGGCTTCTATGTCTGGAGGCGGATCAGGTGGTGGTTCCTACGGCGGTTCCACACCTAAAAAAGCTTGGCAGACAGTATTTGGAACCTAACCGTTCCGTCAGTGGCACGCAGGGAACGTAATCCCAACTCAACTAACCTAAAAACAATCGATATATTATGGCCATCCTCGGCTTAATGACAACCACTCAACTTGAGAGTGAACGCGCACTAAACGCGCGCCGCAAAGTGTTTTATGACTATCCTAACGGAAAGTTCCCTCTCATGGGACTACTTTCTCTCATGGAAGATGCAGAAGAACTCAGTGATCCTGAATTCGGATGGTATGAAGAGCGCTGGCAGAGTGCTCGTTCCCTGACGGCTGCCGCTGAAAGCGGAAAAGGACCATTCGCAACCTCCACAGCCGGCACAACCGCTGCGAGTGAGGCAACCATCGCACTAGCTGCGACTGCCTACCTCAAAGTTGTTGACGCCACGCAGTTCCGAGTCCGCGATGTGATTCGGATCAAAAACCTCTACACGACAACTGCCACCACGCCAGTGCAAACTACCGCGTGGGTCACAGCTGTTGACAACACAACGAACGTCCTGACCATCAAGCTCATGGACACCACGTTGGCTTCTGACACAGGTCCGAAGAATTCCAACACCACAAACAACAGCCTCTACGTCTCTGCCATTGGCACAGCCACAGGTGAAGGCGATCGCAGTCGGTCGGACGGTCGTGTTGGTGAGCCATTCAAACTCACAAACTACACCCAAATCTTCCGGTCTGTCGTTGGTCCTTTCACTGGCACAGCACTGAAAATGGGTCAGAAATACGACTCAAAGCCACTCTATCGTAAGGCAGCGAAAGACGGCGCTCTGCGTCACATGGAACTGATGGAAAAAGCTGCCCTTTTCGGTGTAGCCCGTTCCACCACGACCACGACCATCGACGGTGATACAGTCCCTGTCCGCTATACCGGCGGCATTGAGTATTTCCTCAACCAATGGGATAAGGGCAACACGACAAACGGTGGTGCCTTTAATTACCGCCTCAACGGCACTGATCTTGCCGCTGTCGACTGGCGCGACTATGACGAAAAGCGAGTCCTTCGTAGCGTCGGAAGTGTCACTTCCGGCGAGTGGGAAGAACTCATCCGTCGTATGTTCGCCAGTCAGTCCGACAGTGGCTTTGAAAAGCTCGTTATCTGTGGCGATAAAACCCTCGCTGCGGTGAATCGCTGGGTGCAAAACAAGAGCATCACCACACGGGATCTGAAAACCAAGGAAGAGTCCTACGGCCTTCAGATCAAGCAAGTCGACACCGTTCACGGCTCGCTCATGTTCAAAACACATCCTCTTTTCAAGGAAGATCCTTCCATGCAAAACACGATGCTCGTCGTGGACATGGGAGATATCGTCTATCACTGTATGGAAGGTCGTGATACTGAACTGCTGAAGAACCGCCAGCAGCGCGATGCTGATCATCGCAAGGACGAATGGCTCACCGAATGTGGTTTTGAAGTTCGCAACCCTAAACGTCACATGTGGATTGACGGACTGACAGAAATCCTCGCGTAAACTCCTATGGCTGACTTAGCAAAATCCGCAGTGACGATTCTCGAGTCCTGGCTCGAGGTCGGCACCAACCGTCAGCTGAAAGTCCGGAGGGTGAAAGCCACCCTCTCGGGCCAAGGCGGCGGAACTGACAAAATCAACGCTTCGCTTTTCGATTTGACACGCATCTATGATTGCTCGTCTTTAGTCAAAAGTGATGACTTACTTATGGTAACAGCTGCCCCTTCAAAAGATCAAACCCATCTGCTTTTGAAAGCCGCTGGCACCAACGCTCCCGCAAACAACGCCGCAAACGGTGACTACTACTTCACCGTCAAAGGCATCTAACTAAACAACAACATGCCAAAAACATACTTCTCTTTTGACGACGCCGAGCCCCCTAAGGCTAAGGATGTCTCTGAAACAAAGCAGCTCGAACCACGCACCGGCAACGCCGCGTTTGAAACGGGTAACAACGAACTTATTCGTAACTCCCGCCCTCATGGCAATCTCGGTCAACTGGGCGATCGCTCATTCGGCAGCAAGTCCAAATAACTAACCTCCAAAGGGGTCAACTAACATGACAGTCGGACAGTTAAAAACCATATCAGCTGCGTATCTCCACAAAGACCCTACAGACTTTGTCCGGGGCGGCGTAGATCTGGTGCTTGTAGCGTTAAACAACGCAAGAAGAACTGCTGAGAGGATGAACGACTTTCTGATGCAGACAGAAGTCTGTGAGTTGTTAGTTGACCCCACGGACGGTGGAAGCCTTGAAGATGCTTATCTTCGTGGGGATACGGAAGAAACTCCGGTGAAGATCAAAGACTACAAGACCTTCTATCTCACCAGTGATGACGGCGACATTCCGCTTTATCACCATTCGAAGAAAAACATCGCCGTATGGACAAGTGAGCGCAATCTCGCGGCGCGTGGACGTTATCTCACTACAGACTTCCGTTATCCTGATGACTCCTATCTACGAACTTTCCGTGTCGGGCCGACGGAGGTCTATATCAACGGAAGGCGTGTCTTTCTTAATCCAGCACAAGAAACCTCAAAGGTGCTCGCTATCGATGCGATTCTTTGGATGACAGATTACACGTCAGACTCTCAGACAGACTGGATGACAGAGAATTGCCCAGAATACCTTCAATATGCGGCCATCTGTGAGTTAAACTACTTCACCGCCACGTTTGTTCCTGGCCTTGACGGTAATCTTGCCCCTCCCGAGAGACTGAAAAAAGAAGCACTTGAGACTTTAGTCCGCTGGGATTCGTCACAAATCTCTAACGGGCGCAACCCTAGAGGAATTCGCTAATGCCTTTATCTTACACAATCCTTCTAAACTCACGTGGCGGCTATAAGACCGTTGTCATTGAAGATGTCTATGCTTACGAGCGCGTGTCCGAAGCTGACATTCCTGATTATCTCTACCGTGACACGGGCCTAAGTGTCCCTCTAGATGGATTCACCATCGTGGGCGGTGGTGACCTCGTCGAAGACGATGACCTCTACACGCATACTCCACCTCGTCAAGCGTCAAAAGACCGCTTTGCACATGTCTTCTACGACAACACGACTCCAACCCCTGTGGAGATCGGCTTCATCTGGGACGATTACGTAATCTCTGTGTCTAAAACCAATGGGTGAGACGTTCAAACTTTTCGAAACGCGTAACCCCTCTCTGCCGGGGTTGTCTGTGGACGTGGAGATGAAGGAACTTCTGCCTTCGGACATCCCAGCACAGAACACAGCCCTCTCGGCGTGTGCTGAAGTGATCCGTCGGCGCATCCCATCCGCATGGCACACTTACGAGTTTGTGAAGGTCACCGACGGTCCGCCTGGTTTTTGCTCTTTCAAGTTTCTCGCTCCACAAACAGCTGCGGAACGTGCAGTGCCATTCCAGACCTTCACGACTTACAAAGAACATGCATGGCCGGCTGTCCTCTTCGCGTTTAACGCCTTCCCTGACTATTCCAACCCACGCCAAAGCGGGACGATTGTCAAATCCGGTAGCACTTATGCCAACAAAGAGATCATCCTCCCCACGTGGGTATGGCGCCGTGCGTGGATCGAGCAAGTCGTCGCGGATAGCAAGTGCATCGTGGAGCGTTTCTCCGGCATGGGCGTGGCCTTCTCTGACGAAGAGCTCGACCACATCCAGCCGGTGCCAGCACCTGTGGAATGGGACTACAACGGAAAGCCTGATGGTATGGTCTGTTTGCATCACGAACTGAAAATTCCATCCCACGGTAACAGCGCGAGAGCCCTTATCGATGGGGTTCCAAAAATCATCGGTTCAACAGTCGGCTTTCAACCTTTCCGGCTTTTCCCAGCGACTAACTTTGAAGAATGGGCTCCATTTGTCTTGTCCGATTCTCAAGTAGAAGAGAATGGTGAGTGGTATCGTGAGAGAGTCACAATCTATCCTCCGCCTCAACCCGAGATTATTTTCCAGTAACCATGAGCCTGACAAATTTCCTTGGAGCCGACCAACCTAGAGGGGTTGGCGGATTAGTTGTCCGAGATCGCTTTATCACTCCTGTGGATCGCTTTAGACGTGTAGGGTCAGACGGTCTTGATGGGCAGCGTGGTGCGGATGGTGCAGCAGGCCCCGCAGGCCCCACTGGCTTGCAAGGTTTGCAAGGTCCAGAGGGTCCGCCAGGCCCAGCAGGTCCGCCAGGTCCAGAGGGTCTAGGTGGTCCAGCAGGTGAACAGGGTCCAGTGGGTCTAGCGGGTCCGCCAGGCCCAGCAGGTGCACAAGGCCCCACGGGGCCTAAACTCGGTGACTCTATCGTGCGCAATAAGTTTGGCACACGTGCTGTGGGGATTACAGAAGGCACACAAGGACAGTGGTTTGATCTTTTGCCTGCTAACGCTCCGTTGGACCCTTGGTTTGAAGAGTGCCTTGTCAGCCATTACAGATTCCGCAGCACTTGTGGCCAGATGGACCTTGTTGTCGGTGTGCCTAAGCACTGTGAAAATTGGCGCATACCTGAGAAGAGCGAGCCGCATCGGGTGAAAGTGAACCGTCTCTGGCGGCATATCTCAGACGGAACGTTACTTGAGCTTATCCAAAAATGACAACCAGCACACAAGATCAAGGCTCACCATATTGCGTAGCCATCGTGGCGATGGGGCCGAGTCATAAAGAGTTTCTCTCTGACGCACTGAAAGCCTCCTCGCGGTGGCAAGTTGCGGATGAGGTCTGGGCCGTCAACGCTATAGCTGGAGTCATTCAACACGATAGAGCCATTATCATGGATGACTTGCCTTACTTTGCTAAAGCTGCACGTAGTGAGAATGCGAGTCTTGTGGGATATGCCGACTGGTTAAAGCAAGCGAGTGGCCCGCCGATTTTTGCACAATCCGCTTATGTGGAGTTCCCGCGCGCCGTTGAGTATCCTCTAAAAGACGTCGTGAGAGCCTGCGGAGGTTATGCCTACTTCAACTCTACGGTGGCCTACGCAGTGGGGCTCGCTATCCTAGAAGGTGTTAAGCATCTAAAACTATATGGCTG